GTTTTGCCTTCACAAGTTTGTTTTACAAGTGGACCTAGATTAACATAGATACTATCTGTATCAGACGCCACAATGTAATCATTGTTTTCTGTTTGTAAAATCTTGTTTAGATATTCATTCATATTCTTTTCAACATAACGAATAATAAACTGACCAGCAGTTGTAATACCAGCGGCCTGTCTTACATCATAATATCTAAAGTATTGGTTACCAACTGCACCATAAGCTGAGTTCAATGCAATCTTTCTTGCCCATTGAATATTGTGGCATCTTGCAATCTCTTTAACTAATTCTGGATTCTTAGTTCTTTGATATTGTTCTTTTGCCTTCAACATTCGTTTCTTAAAAATCACTCGTTCATTGTACATCTTCTCCATCATTTCAGGTAGAAAACCTTGACTATCTGATTTAAATATAGCACCATTAGGAGTGATACAGGCACCTTTCTCTTTCAAAAAGTCAAGGTTTACATTTTGGTCAATCATATCATTGACACTCACCTTAACTGGCGAATTGCCAATTAGTTTTTCAGGCGAAACATTGTATTGAATAATAATGTGTGGATATAGAGAGTTAATATCAAACGAAACAATCCAATCGTGGCCACCTAGTAATGGTTCTTTTACATAAGCGCCTTCATATTTTGTATCTTTAGAATGTTCTAATCTTGGTGGTATTGCAATCTTCTTTTCTGCTAGATGATTTGCAATCAAAGTGTCCCACACACGGACTTGTGAGAATATATCATCATAGTTTACCTTGGATTCATAGGCAACAGTTAATGCAAGTTCAATCAAACCAAGTTTATCTTCTAACGCATCAACAAGTTCCACATCTTGTATGTTGTAGTCAATAAACTTTTGAAAATCTTTTTCATAAAACTCTTTAAATGTATCATATGGGTTGTCATTCTTGTTTTGACCAAGTTCGACTTCACCAATATGGTCAAGTTTATAACTTTCTTGTCTTGTAGGAATAAACCACTTGTACAAGTCAAGGTAATCTAACATCACTGTACCATATAGTTCATAATAAATCTGTCGTCTACCTTGTACAAAGATTTCTCTTTCGTTTGCAATCTTCCAAGGCGACATACGGTTGGCAGTTTCTTCATCTGCAACCATTTTAATTCTGTTCATTAGATATGGTAAGTCAAAGAATTTAGTATTCCAGCCTGTGATAACATCTGGATGATTTTTAATCCAAAACTTTAGAAATTCAAACAACAATTGCTTTTCATTTTCACACTGTACATAAGTTACATCTGGCCTGTCAGTATGAAACTCACCGATACCCCATGTCAATATCTGTTTGTTAGATTGGTTCTTTACAGTAAGACAAATGATTTCTTCAATAGGATTGTTTACATCTGGAAAACCATTTTCACAAGTGGTTTCAATATCAAGTGTAAAGATTTTGATTAAGTTTTTATCCCATTCAATTTGACCAGGATAATTTTGACCGATATACTGATAATGGTATCTTTCTAAACCATAAACAGGATTGTTTTCTGGCATTTCTTTACGAAACTTACGAGCTGCATAGATGTTGGTAAACTCAGTTGGTTTTAGATTACGATTATCTAAAGTCTTCCAACCTGTGTCTTCGTTTGTAAGAGTAAACAATGTAGGACCAAAATCAAGTTTTTCTTTAAACTCTTTGTCGCCTAAGATACCTCGTACAAGTAGTTTACCTTTGTGTTCAATTACGCTTTTATAAAAGTTCATCATCTAATAATTCTATCACTATTCCATTATGTTCATTTGTCAGTTTCACTTGACAACCAAGTCTGCTGACACCAGATTTGTAGTTCTTCTGGTATTCTAGTAAATCAATTTCAGGTGTATTATAATCTATTTTAGGAAGTTTGTCAAGCCAACCATTTCCAATATGAACATGACAAGTACCACACGAGCAAGTACCACCACAAGTTGCTGGGATTTGCTCAATGGAAGGTTCAGCAAAAAACTTGGCCGCTTCCATGATTGTCGTTCCCTCTGGTACTTTGACTTTTTGTACATTTGTTAGACCACCTTCATTCTTATGAAAGAATACTGTTATCATACTTTAGGCAATTTAGTTTCAGTAATAAGTTGCTGGTCAGCAGCCGTAGCCTGAATAATACCTGAAGTATTTTCCTCGTAGTTTCTTTGAATGTCATTTTTTGGTGTTACCATTGTAACAATCTTATCGTGGTTAACAAGGATTTCTTCCTCATCTGTATAAGGTTGCCAAGGGGATAACATCAATTGAATTGGTTTTCCTGGACCCATTTGTCTTGGAATAAGAACAAACGGTTTCTTTAATGTGACAATATGGTTATCGTCATGTGTAACCTCGCCGATTACATCTTCGCCTGTTGATAGACGAATTATCTTTATCTTTTTCATATTCACTCCTTAATCATAATATAACACAACTAATCTAATTAGTCAATGCTGTATTTGGTTGTTATTACATATTTTCTTTGGGGATTAATCATAACATTTAATTTATTCATAAATGCACGGTCAAATAGGATTAAAGTTCTTTCATCTCTATCATCCAAAGTAAATTCTATATCTTTATAAAGACCACCTGCAAACTCTACATCAAGTTTGATAACATATCTGGTCTCATCATAATCTCTTAAGCCACCAACTGAAATTTCTTCTTTACGAATAATATCACTTGTAATTGTTTTACCTAAAAGAGTCCATCTAATTTGTTTACCAGATACTTTGTAGCTGTCAGCGTGTATAACTGGCATACCAGAATTACCCGTATCAAACTTAGCGACAATTTCTCCGAAAGGTTTGACGGTGACCACTTCTTTGTAACCACATTCAGTCGGTACTTTGTATCTATTATCTTTATTAGCAAAGTGGCTGATAACAATGTTAGATATGTTGAGTTTAGTTGCATCTTCAATACCCTCAGTTCCAGGTGATGAGTTCACCTCTAAAAAATATGGTGGTTCTTTTTCCCTATTCTTACTAGGTATAAAATCAACCGCCGACCATAATCCGTTTACTGCTTTTGCGGCTCGTAAACATTCTTCAATTTCAAGTTCTGTTAATTTAATATTAACTGGTACAGAACCTTGTGATACATTTGACCTGAAATCACCTTCGATAACTGGTCGTTTCATAGCTGCAATCAATTTACCACCTAAGACATGAGCTCTTACATCATATTCTGTTTTGATATATGCTTGTGCTAATAAATCTGCGTCTTCATCTTGTTTGTGTATTAATTGTACAATACTATCTAATGACTTTGCACTTTCTACAAATAATACACCAACACCTTTACTGCCTCTAAGTGTTTTAAGAATAATAGGAAACTTTAAACCAGCCTCTTCTACCTGTTCAACTGATTTTTCGGGGTCATTAATTAAAATAGTTTTTGGTTCTGTTAAACCATAATCTGCAAGTCTTAATGAAGTTCTATATTTGTCTGCACAAACATTAATACATTGTCTATTGTTTACTAGACAAACATTGGCTCTTTCTAAGATAGAAACATAGTCTAACCAACTATCTTTTCTTGTAATAGAACCACGAACAACAGCAACGGTGTCACTATCAATTTCAAAACCTTTCTTATCGTCTTTGTTATGAAATCTACGGACACCATCTTGGTATGTGGTGTAACCACCAGTAAGTTTAAAAAGATAATGTGGATATTTTAACTTATCACATTCTTCTCTAAGTCTGTCTGCTGTATGAAAGGTCTTAGCCTCTTCAGGTTCATCTGTAATAATCAGTAACCTTAAAAAGTCTTTGTCTTTTTTAGCTTCAGAAATAAATTCTCTAAACTTTGGTACCTGCATCTCCGCC